ATTAATCAATTAATACAAACACTAGATCAGCTAGTGCAATTATTAAATAGCTCTTACACACCTGAAACACTTAGGAATGATGATGAAGCTTTTAACTGGTTTATGTCATAATGGCTAACGCATATAAAAAAGTAATGGTAACTAAATCATCTACGGGTGATCACAGTATTTATACATGTCCAGATGCTACTACAACATTAATTAAAACAGCGTGGGTATACAATGGGTCTGGTGGAGCAGCACAATTGACGTTAAAAATTAATAGTACCACTATTGCTTATGATGGTGCGGTGGCAGATAAATACACAAAATCATGGTTTTATTTGGCTTCTGGTGATATAGGTGTATTAGAAGCTGGGGATATATTAAAAGTTAATACAAATGCACAGCCAATCACTGTGTATTTAAGTTTATTGGAGATATCATAATGATTGAAAACATACAAAATACTTGCTATAAGGAGATATTATGCCTATAAAAGATGATGGTATAGTAGAATATGTTGAGATTAATGGTGAACAAGTACCAAAGATCGTTGTCCCAGCAGAAATTACTATAACTAATACGGAAACAGGACAAGAATACGGGTCAGCAAAAGAGGCTGATGACGATGTTGCAAATCCTGCAACTGCTACAAAATCGGAACACATCAGACAAGATGTTGTTATCCAAGCAGCAATTCATAAAATACTTGAGGGTAAAGCAGGAGACGTTTAATGGTTGACGAAGCGCAAAGACAAAGACAAGCGGAAAGAGTAAGAAAAGGCATTGCAGATAGAAGACAATACGCACAAAGCCGTGTTGCAGATAGACGAAGAAGACCAGGAGCTTACGGGTTAGATAGAAGAGGTTACAACCGTGATATTGTTAATAGACAATATTTTGGAGATAGAGCTAATAGAAATACGAGACAGGCAGTAGATCAACTAATGGATTTAGAAGAAAGATTTACAAATCGCCCTGACGATAATAAATTTTCCACTGGTGAATTAAGAGGCATGAGAAATGCTCTTAATTATTTAACAGGTTTACAAAATAATAAAGATAATATTAACCCTATGTATTTGCCAAATGATGAAGATTCTATTGAGGCTGATTATCCTAATTTTGCTTATGCAATTGAAGATACGCCAATGTACACAGGTATAGGTGAGGGAACATCTGTAAGACCATCAGAATTATATGCTGATTCTAATTATGAAATAGGAATCATGGATGGTACTCGTCCAGATGCTAACATGAGTAGATCAAATCCTTATTTAAAAGATTTATCATACATGACTGCTGGACCACAATACACAGATGAAGATTTCTTTATGACAATACCAGGCACAGACGGTGCTGGCCAAAGATACATTGGACCAAGATTAGATGAATTAGATGAAACAGTTAGATTTGAAGACATGGGATATGAATTACAAAATCCTAATCCAACAAGAATTACTAATTTTGATGAATACATAACTGATATAACAGGAAATACTCCAATAGAAACTGCTCCTTTAGGTTATTATAATGGTGAGGTAATTGATAGAGAGTTTGCCCCTAATGCTTATGAAAGAAGACAGATGCAAGATCAAATGTTAGGGATAGGTAGTTTAGGTCAAAGTTTAAACGATCTTCCTCGTAATCAATTCCCTGACTCTTTTGAAAACCTTGAAAACCTTTTTCGTCGTGAAAAAACTTTAAGTAGAGAAGGATTAGATCAAATGGCAGGAACATTTGGATTACCTTTTAATTTATTTCAAGACCCAACTGCTGATGGAGGTTTTATAGATTACTTTGGTAGAAAAATAGAAGGTGATGAAATAGATGAAGAAAATTACGAGCCTTATCAAGAACCAACATTAGAAGAAAAAAGAAGAAGATTCATGGAATCTTATGGATAAACAAAAACAAGGCATAGGCGCATACAAAGATAGACCTGGCTACTTTTTAGGTGGCATGGTCGGTGGTGCAATATTAGGTGCACTCGTTAATAAGATTCAAGGAAAAGACATGAGACGTGGAGCTATCTTTGGCGGTCTTACTGGCGGGATAGGTAGTGCATTTTTAGGAAGTGGTGCTGGAGCAACTATGGCTAGTGGCATGAAAGAAGGTGTAATGAAAAGTTTACTTACTGCAGCTACTAAAAGTAAAGGAGCAGCAGCTCTAGCTGGTATTGGGTTAGGAACTGGTGCAGCTTACATGGCTGATGATCCAGAATTTCTTAAAAGAAAACGAGAAGAAGAAATGGCACGTCTAGAAGAAGAGCAACGAAGAAAAAATAAAGAATTATATGCTGATTACTATACTAATCCTTGGGATGATTTTAATGAAGGTGGTGAAGTAATGGTAGAAGAAGAAACACAAATAGCTTCTGCACCACACCCAATGGAAGGTTGGTATGACATGTATGATGACATGCTTAATTCTGGACAAATTCCTAGTGGTATGTCATTTGGCGAATTTATGGAAGATATTGTTCCACAATTAGATATTGATATTCCAATGGCAGCACGTGGTGGAAGAATCCATGCTAAAGATGGTTTATGGGCAAACATACATGCTAAAAGAAAACGAATTGCAGGTGGTAGTGGAGAAAAAATGAGATCGCCAGGTTCACCTGGTGCACCTACAGCTAAAGCATTACGTGATAGTAAAGCTGCTGGTGGAATAAGTGATTTAGACATGCGTCTAGGAGGCGCATCTAATGGACCAGGAACAGGAACGTCAGATGATATTCCTGCAATGTTAAGCGATGGCGAATTTGTAGTCACCGCAAAAGCAGTAGAAAATCTAGGAGGAGGAGATCGTATGCTTGGAGCACAAAGGATGTACAACATGATGAACCAGTTAGACCCGAATTCGCAAACACCAGCGGAGATGACAACAGTCGGATATGCTTAGTGGAGTGGAGATTTTTTAAAGAAGACGATCTTGAATGGATTTTAAAATCTACAAAAGATATGTTTGAAGAGTCGGAATGGAGTGACGGGGAGTATGATAAAGATAAGGTAATACGTTATTTTTATTATGTTATTGATAATCCTTTATATATGTTTGGGATTATCTTACTAAAAGGCGAAGAGAAAATTGGTTTTATGACAGGTGAAATAATTCAGTTTTCTTTTATGAAAGATTTTTTTGCGAGGGAATCAGAATTGTATGTGATACCATCGGAAAGAGGAAAAATGGGTGCAGTTTTTATGATGAAAAAATTTATGGAATGGGCTAAAACAAACAAAGCAAGAGAAGTTTATTTTGAGCCTTCTACTAATGGTATGAATGTCGATAAATTTGATTCAATGGCTAAACGTTTAGGTATGAAAAAAGAAGCTAAATATAGGAGAGTAATTTAATGAGTACAGGTGGAGGAACTCCAACAGGAGATACTGCGATACGGTATCAATCGGAGATGCCAGAGGTTATGGCTCGTAAGCTTGGGCTTATGGACCAGGCAGTTAATTTAGCAAAAACAGGACAAGCAGGATCTTACAATCCAACGTTGCCTACACAACAAGTAGCTGGGTTTACAGGACAGCAAGAAGATGCTTTTAAATTAGCATCACAAGGTGTTGGTAGTTATCAACCTTTTATGCAAAACGCAGCATATCTTGCAAACAAAGCAGTTGATCCTAATGCTTACAAAGACTTCTTAAATCCTTATCAATCTTATGTTACTCAAGGAATACAAGATCAATTTGCTAAAGCACAAAACGATGCAAATATGCAGGCTTCCCAAGCTGGTGCATTTGGTGGTTCGAGACAAGGAATTCAATCAGCAGAGTTAGCAAATCAACAAGCGCAAGCAGTTGGTTCATCTTTGGCACAAGGATATGGACAAGCACAACAAACAGCAAATCAAGTATACGGCCAAGGTGCACAACAACAGGCAGCATTAGGTCAGCAAATGCAACAATTTAACATGGGTGATATTTCAACACTTATGCAAACTGGTGGAGCACAACAACAATTAGCTCAACAGATATATGATGCAGACTATAGACAACAAATACAACAGATGTATGAACCTTATCAGCGTATGGGCTTTGTTTCAGACATCTTTCAAGGTGCACCTACAAGTGCATCGTCTTTGGCTATGGCTACAACACCTCAGGCTAATCCTCTTGCACAAGCAGTGGGAGCAGGCATTACAGGTTTAGCAGCTTACGAGTCATTTAAAGACTAAAGGAGAACCATGGCGGGGAATACTTTAAACAGACCTCTATTTAAGAGAGGACCAGATAATCAAATGCGACAAGCATTTAGATTTGGTGGCTTTGGGAACATATTTAAATATGGTTTTAAAAATGCATTTCAAAAAGATCCACAGTTTGAAATGTTTAAGTACAAAGAAAATCCTCCTATAACTTATGTTGATGAGTTTGGTGAAACTAAAACACTTAACACTCAAGAAGTAATTCCTAAAGATGTAAACAACCAACAAAATATTTATGGTCAAGATTTAGATGATAGTTTTTATAACATGGATTCTACAATGGAAAACATGCGTAATAAAAACAGACCTCCTATTTTTGAAAGGACAGAAGAAATTACTGAAACTGATTTGTTTGGTAATACAAAAACAACGCCTGGAACTACTAAATTTAACATAGGTAATATCTACAATGCACCTTTTACTAATTTTGGAACGCTTAAAGAACGTTGGAGAACTATGGATCCTGCAACTAAAAAGAAAGCAATAAAAAATATTATTGCGACAGGAACTATTTATAGTATGTTCCCTGATTGGTTAAAAGATGATCCAGTAGCAAAAGAAGTAGAAGTTGAAAGTGTAAGTGAAACTTTTGAAGAACAAGGTTTACCTACTCCAGCATTATCTTATGAAGAAGCTACAACTTTTGGACCAGATGGAGACCCACAAGAAATTACAAAACAGATGGAAGAATTTGTAACTATGTCTGATGAAGAAATTTTAAATAAAGAAAAAGAATTAAATGAAGAAAAATCAATATTAGATTCTAGTTCTAACTCAGCAATTACTAACAATGACAGTGCTGATGATTTAAATACAAACAAAGGTGAAAGTAATTTAGCACCTGGCGTTGCAGAAGAATCTGCAGAAATGGGATATGGTAATCAAACACAGATAGATAACATTTTAAATAATGGTTTTGATTTAGTAGGAGCTTATGCTGCTGAAGATCCTGACGTAGAAATTAAAAGTATAGAAGATACAAAAGCAGAGCTCATGTCTTTGATGGGTGATGATAGTAAAATGATGAACACGATGATGTTAATGCAATTAGGTTTATCTTTAATGAGTGGCAAAACTAATAGACCTGGTTTAGGTGGTTTCTTAGACGTAGCAGCAACAGCTGGTAATCAAATTTTACCAATAGCAATGCAAAATTTAGCTAACAAAACAAAGCAAGAAAAAGAAATTGCACTAGCAGCGTATGAAATATACCGTGATGAAGTTACATCTAAAAATCAAAGAATAAGTGACATAGAAGATTTTTACACAAAAGAACTTATTAAAAAACAATTTGAAGGTAACGAACCTAAAGGAACTTTACGTCAAGTTATGATGAAAGAAACAATTCAGTTACCTGATGGACAAACTTACACACAATGGAATCCTCTTGATCAAGTATTTGATAAAGGCGAACGTGCTGCATATTATTTAGAACTTTCTAGAAACGGTAATCCAGAAATGGGAATTCAACCAGGCGACATTCGTATTAGTAGTGACTTAGATAATGCTGCAGCTTCTGCAGGCAATGATCCTTACCAAGGAGATTTAACTAAATCACAACGTGGTCAACACTTAGCTTTAGCTTCAGTATTTGAAGCAGCGTTGCCAGATGCACTAAACATACAAATGAATCCTAAGTTTGGATTGTATTCTGGTAATTTACCAACAGGTGTTACCGGAGACATGGCTTCTAGAATTAGAACACTAACTAGAGAATCAAAACAATTTGTTGATGCTTTTGGTTTAAGTAATGTAGTAGGATGGTTTGACAACACAGGTAAATCAAGTATGGCAGCTTTAGATGTTCAAGTAAAAAACAATATGATTATGTCAGGCTCTTTAGCTAACCAAGTATCTGAAACAGGATCAAAAGATATATATGTAGGAGAAGCAGAAGGGCCAGATGGAAACTTAATGCAAGGCGAATGGGCAACAGATGCCTATGTTCAAAATTTAATTTCTAATCCTTCACTTGATGTTGTAGAACAAATACAAAACAGGTTAGGTTTTTTAGCAGCTCGTTTAAAACAGCCAACTGGTCGTCTACTTGCTGATACAATTAGACGTTCAATAGAAGAAGTTAAATTAAAAGGATTTGGAACTGGTGATAAAGAACAGGTTGCAAACAAATTACATCAATTTACAAAAGATTTATACCAACAATATGTTAAACACTCTTTGCTTGGTGGTAGTAGAATAACTGACTCTTGGGCCGTGGACCCAGGTATTTACGGGAAAGAAAGAATTACAATTAAAGATTACCAAGATGGTTATTATAACTTTATTGGTGGATCAGAAAATAGTCCTAACTTGCCTATTGATATGAGTTGGGTTAGTGTAAGTGATAATATTATAAGTTCAGCGCCAGCTTATTCTTCTGATTCTAACAGCAGTATAAGTGCTACTGGACCTATTAACTTTTTTAATTTATATAATAAATATATGCCAGAGGATAGTCAAACTTTTGGTAATCAAGGATACCAAGGAAACTAATGGCTGAAACAGATAGAAGTTTAAAATTAAATCCTATTTCAACAAATCAATTATCAAGTTTAATAGTTGGTGATGCAGGATTACCTAAAAACATAGGGCAACCTGAGGGTACTGAATTAGAATATTTAACTGAAGGTAACATTCCTATTAGTAAACAAGAAAAAAACATTAGGGAAATAAGAAAAACATTTGCTGATAGGAAAAATGAAATACTTTCTAGTTTTTGGGATTCTATTAAAGGTGGTTCGCAAACAGCTTTTGATTTATATAATTATGGACCTAAGGGACCTCCTCAAGAAGTAGTTGAACAACGTGCCATGGAAGCACAACAAAAACTAGAAATTATAAAAAATGAACAAGCTAACGCAGAATTAAATGCAGAAAAATTAGCAAACCGTCCTGACATTAGAGAAGTCCGTGCACAGATTGCACAGATTATTGCAGCAGCAGAAAAAAAAGAACAACTAGAACCAGGTTCAGTTAATCAAGATGAGTTAGAACAAGACTTAGTTAAGTTTGGTTATGAAATGGGATACACGCCACGTGAGATACAAGGTGGACCAGATGTACAAGCGCAATTAATGCCTGATCCTTTTGGATTAGCTACAAGCAGTCCAGATCCTTTTCCAGAAGCTAAACTAGCTGGAGAAATAACTGCATCTATTGGTGGTAATATTTTAGGATATAGAATTGGTGCTAAAGCTTTTGGTACTGGTGCAATGAGAGGATTGCGCGCAACCCCCGGACCTTTCTGGGCTAGAATTGGTGGAGCAATGGTAGGTGGTTTTACATCGGTCATGGCTGCTAATTATGGATATGAAACCTCTTTAGATATTATGAATCAAGCAGGTGTCTTTGGAGAAAAAGGAATTAATAGACCTGATCAATCAGAAAGAATTATGAATGCTATGAATGCCGGTGAGTTTGATGCTAAAATAACTTTAGGCACAGCTGCTTTCATTCCGGGCATTCAAATGTTTAGAAACCTAACACGTGCTTCATTAGGTGCCGGAAAAAATGAAATGCGTATGGCAGAAATTTCACAAGCGTTAAGTAAAAAATTTATGAAGCCTGGAACTTATGAATACCCTGGTCTAGGTAAATTTAAAGTTACAAAAGAAGGTGATGCTATATTAGGTATCTCTGACATTACCAGATTTGGTGGTATTAGAACTGTTAAACAAACACTAGGTAAGTTTCCAATTATCTCTGGTGGTATTACAGGAAACCTAAGAGTTAAAGCTACTAAATTAAATCAAATTTTAACTAACATGACAGATTCTATTGGACCTTACATGACATATGCAAGGTTATCTGAAGTTACAAGACCAGCTGCTTTTGCTACTGCAACTAAATACAATAAACATTTAGCTGAGCTTGCAGACAATTGGACCAAGACTGCTGACTCATATGGTGACCTCGTTGTAATTGGTGGAGGACACATGGATCCTAAAGGTATTGCCAAACAATTTATTTTATCTGTAGATAATAAAGTTGGCGTAGGTTTAGATGGTAGAATTTTACCTACTGCTAAATCTTATCCAATGAAAAAATGGTTAGAGGAAAACTTTTTATTAAACGCAGATGCTATTAGTTATGCAAGAGCAAAAGAAATTCTAACAAAAGAACTTCCTGATTTAATGAAACAAGTAGGAGAAGATGGATGGTCTTTACAATTTGTACAAGATTTTAAACAAGCTTTTGAAAGAACAATGGCAACCTCTCCTAAAAGTGCAGAGGTATTAGCAGCTAAAGAAGCGTTTGACCAAGCTTACTCTAATGGTAAATTATTATTTGATACACCTATAGCTAAAGCTTTAGGAATACAAGGCATGGACATGTATGGCTACCGTGTTAAAATGTTAAAACAAGGTACAAAGTTTTCTGATCAACTATTAAAGACAGCTAAATTTATGGAGTCTCCTGAAGCTATGAAAAATTTTCATCGTTTAGTAGGTGATGATATATTTAGAGCTTCTCTTAGAAGACACATGGAAGTAGCTTACAAAAGCGCTCTTAAACCATTTAAAGGTCAATCAGAAATTGATTCATTATTTAGTGGATTTTTAAGAGGTGTTGATGACCCTAGAAAAATTACTCCTAAAGGACAAGAAGCATCATTCTTAGATGTAGATTTATTTAAAAAGAATTTAGGAATATTAGAACCAGGCACTAATGAATTTCAAACATTGAATGAGGCATTTAAATTAGCATCACGTGGTTATACACCTGGTAGCAAATTACCTTCGTGGGCAAAAACAGGATCATCAGAATTAATTGATGCGGGTGCTAGAGAAGATACAGTTAGAATTTTAGCTGATGGTTCTAGAAAATATGGTGTTATAGGTAGAATGCCTAACACTCAAGAAATTTTAGAATTTACACAAGTATTAGAAAAATCTTTTGCTGGTGGTATACCAGACATTAGCACATTCATAGCAAGACGTGCACAAATTTCAGGATTACGTGGAGCGCTTAGAGCTTTTACTCCTGGTGCAAAAACAGGAGCTGCTGGTTCAGGAGCTGGTGCTTTATTAGGTTCATCTTTATTTAGCACTGTTTTATTTTCTATACTTGCTAGATCAACAGGTAAAGTATTAACTAACCCAGTTAACATGAAAGCTTTTAAATATTTAATTGATCCTAACACTCCTAAAAATTCTGTTGCAGCAGCAAGAGCTTTAGAAGTAATAGGAATTAATTTTAAAAGTGATTTAGATGATTTAGATCGTACATTAGCTAGCATAGAAGCAGAGCAATTAAGAAACAATGACATTCAAAACTTTAAACAAACTATTAATCAAACACCTACTAACAATCAAAACATGATGAATGAGTTTGAAAAAAGAAAAGAACAAATTAATCAATACCAGCAACAAAGACAATTTAATGAACAACGTGAGCGATCCATACAGCCCACAGTTGTCGGAGCTAATCAAGCTTCGTCTTCGCCAACGTCTACGGCAGGTTCGCCTGTCGTAGGCTCTTCTATTGCCAACAATACAACGATGAATCCTAATGCAGCGGCTAGTTTATATAGTGGTAACACTGATGCAGCTTTAGCAATGCAATTTGGTAATCCTACTGGCACTACTAATCAAATGCCTAGAAGGGCTGCCCAAGGAGGAATTATTTCTTTAGTATCATGAGCATGAAAGACTACATTGCAGTTATAGGAGGTTTACTAACTTTAGGAGTTATGTGGGGAATGACAAATCAAAAAGTATTAGCAATGGAAAAAGACATGGATCGAATAGAACAAGCTTTACTAATGTTTACGAAAATAGAAGTACGTATAGCAGTGATGGAAACAGAACTTAAAAACATAAATAAAAAATTGGATAGATAATGCAGAAAGAAACTTACGATAAACTTTTACAATCAGTACGTAAACACGAAGGTTACAGAAATAAAGTATACCTCGATACCCTAAACAAAAGAACCGTGGGCGTAGGCCACCTGTGTGTAGAAGATTTTTGGGAGGATAATAAGGAATACGAAGAAAGTTTTTTAATGGATATACTACAAAAAGATTTACAAAATTCAATAGATGGGGCAGAAAATTTATGCAAAAATTTAAACATTTCGGATGATGCAAAAATTTTAATAATTGAAATGGTTTTTCAGCTTGGAAAAAATGGGGTATCTAAGTTCCGTAATATGTGGAAAGCCCTTGCAGAAAATCCACCTAATTATGAGGAAGCATCAATTCAAATGCTTGACTCACGTTGGGCAAAACAAACCCCTAATAGAGCCAAGGAAATGGCTAGTCACATGGCGGAATGTGTGGTATAATACCACGTGCAATTAATTAAGAAATATAATTACGCAGAACTTAAAAGACAGGATGGTGATTCCCGTTTATATCTTACACCTGATGGTGAAAGTTTACCATCTGTTACAACCATATTAAATAAAACTAAAGATAAATCTTTCTTAAAACAATGGCGAGCAAAAGTTGGAGAAGCAGCTGCAGAAAAAATTATATCTGACGCTGGTAAAATTGGAACCGCGCTCCACCTATATATAGAACGTTTAGTGAACGAAGAAAAGTACGCAGATCTTACTGATATAGGAATACAAGCAGAAAAAATGGCAAAGAAAATAATTGAACAAGCTGGTGCTGATATAACAGATGTGTATGGATCAGAAGTGCATTTATACTATCCACATAAATATGCCGGAACAGCTGATATGATTGCTATGTATAAAGGTAAACCAACGATTATAGATTTTAAACAAACTAATCGCCCAAAAAAACGTGAATGGATACAAGACTATCTCATGCAGCTAGCTGCATACGCCCAGGCACACAACGCTTTATTTAATACAGAAATTGAACAAGGTGTAGTTCTTATGTGTTCTCGTGATTTAACGTTTCAACGTTTTGAATTAACAGGTGAAAAGTTTACTAGAGCGTGTGATGCTTTTATGAAAAAACTTGATTTATATAATCAATCTATTCTTTAAATCCAATTAGCTAATTCTTCACCATTTATTTCACGCGCAATATTAACTTTGTTTCTAAGTGCTTGTATAATTTTTTCATCAACTGTGCCTTTAGCAACCAAATCAATATATAGTACTTTATTTTTTTGACCAATACGATGTGCACGGTCTTCTGATTGTATTCTTTTTTCTAAATCATAATTATTAGAATAATAAATAACAGTGCTAGCTTCTGTTAGTGTAATTCCGTATCCACCAGTTTGTGTGTTGCCTATAAAAAATCTAACAGGATTTTCTGGATCTTGAAATTTTTTTATACATGCCTGCCTATCTTCTTGTTTAGTTCCACCGTAATAAGTGCAAGATGATTGTGGTCCAAATTCTTCTGTAATAGCTTTTTGTATTGACATAATATCGTGAATATAATTAGCCCAAATAATAACTTTACCTGTAGTCTCACCTAGTATTTGCATTAGTTCTGTTAAACGATTATTTTTTAATTGTACTGTGTCACCTTCATCGGTTTTCATGTGTCCACAAGTTATCTGGTGTAATCTAATTAATTGTGTCAAAACATTGACAGCTGTTAGTGTTTCTCCACTATGTAAAATAGTCATAGCATTAGATTTCATTTCACTATAAGCTTTGTGTTGCTCATCAGTTAATTCAACAGGACGTTTAGTAAATACTTTGTCTGGTAAATCCAAACAATCTTTTTTAAGAATACGGTAAGAATGTGGCGATACTAATTGCCCTAATTGTGCCAAGTTTTTAAACTTAACTATTTTTTGATACTTGTGTGTTCCACCTGCAGCATTTGCTGTAATGACCACGGCATACCGGGTTCTAAATGCGTAGTAACTAGATTGACCTAATATTTCTGGGTCAAGGAAATCCATCTGTGACCACAAATCCATAGGAGATTGTGTTACTGGAGATCCAGTCATTATTCTTCTATACTTAGCTTCGTTTCTCAATGATAAAATAGATTTAGTTCTTTTAGCTTGTGGGTTTTTAATTGTAGTACTTTCATCAATAATCATCATAGACTTACCAATTAAAAATAACTTAGCATAATCTAAACCTTTTTTACTAGAAAAAGCTTCTACATTCATAACCATAATTTTAAAATCAAAGTTAGTTGGATCTTTAATGTCTTTTAAATCTTGTCTGTATTGTGCGCTGGTAGATTGTTTCCAAGCCAATACTTTAAATTCAATATAATCTGGAACGTGAACGGGGATTTCTTGTTCAACCCAGTTCATGTACGTTCCTTTTGGGGCAACCACTAGTAAGCGGTCTATTTTGCCTTTGTTATATAATATGCATGCATTGTCTAATGCAATTTTAGTTTTGCCTGTACCCATCTCTGCAAAAATAGCAAATGATTCTTTATTCCAGCATTTTTTTAATGCATCTTTTTGATGCTCATACGGCTCAGTTTTAAATTTATACATTTTTATTTCTAATGTTGACTTTTATTATATAACCTTATATATACAAAGTCAAGAAAGAAGAAATTATGACAGTTTATGTTTTACAAGAAATGGGTAGGAATGTTCGTTCAGCTGAAAAGTTTGGAGATTTAAAAGTTTGTTTACCCGACAATAAACAAATAGTTTTATCATCAGGACCCTTGGCTTTTAAGTTAAAACAAGTATTAAGAGATTTTAATGATGATGACTACTTGCTATTAATGGGAGACCCTGCTATAATAGCAGTTGCTGGTGCAATTGTCAGTGACGTTAATAATAGAAAGTTCAAAGTTCTAAAGTGGGACCGCGATGAAAAAAAATACTACGATATAGAAATAGATTTGAGAGGATAATATGACTAGTTATGACCCTAAAGATATAGAGCAAGCAATAGATTTAGTTTCACAAATGAAACAAGATTCTGGCAGCACGGCCCAGGATAACATGGGTAAAATTGGTGCAGTTGCAAATGATGTAGCTGATACTGATCAAGAGATACAAGACTTAGAAGATAAGTTAAAAGTTAAAAAAGATTACAAAAAACATTTATCAGAAAATGTACTACCTAACCTTTTTGCAGAGGTTGGATTATCAGAATTAAAACTTGCAGATGGTAGACATTTAAAGGTTTCCAATTATTATGGTGCTTCTATTAAAGACTCTAAAAAAGAAGCAGCTTTTAATTGGCTAAGGAACAAAGGACATGGGGATCTAATCAAGAACCAAGTCTCTTGTAGCTTTGGACGGGATGAAGATGAGAAAGCTAGAGGATTGATTGACACTCTTAATAAAGAGGGTTATCCATCTTCGCAACGCGAGTGGGTCGAACCCTCCACCCTTCGCGCATTTATACGAGAGCAA